TGATTCAATCTTCCCGGATGTCGCGACAAAAGCCTTTTCTGTCTGCGATAATGCCTTTTTTGTAATTTGAGGGAACCGAGTATCCATCAGATTTACAAAATCCTGCACCTCTTTGTTTTGCAGTTTCAATGCAGGTATGATTTGCTTCCTTGCACTTTCCCACGCCTTGCCGAGTCTCGGCAATGAAACGGTACCACTTTTCTCTATTTCCTTAAATGCTTTAACTGCCGCATCTGCAGTTTTTGTAATTTCGACATCAGTGCTTATGTTTAATAATTTCAATGCGGAATCAAGTGATTCCTTTGCTTGCTCATTTGCCAGCCTTCGTGCCTTTGCAACTTCAACTTCCCCCTTTGCCACAGCGTCTAATATCACAGCATATTTGGGCAATATTGTTATTAATGCAGTGTATTCTGTACTTGTCGCTTGGATTAATTTTAAATCTTCTGGAGTAAATGGCTTTTGCCCGGTTGCAATTTCTTTAATTGCTCTCTGCACTTCCTTGAGCCTCTTTGTCTCTGCCTCCGTGCCTACAAAAAAATCAAATGCTTTTTTGGGAGATTTAGTTAGAAGACTAAAAAACCTTTCAATAAAGCCAATCGTAACAGGCACTTCGTCTTTAATATCTATCAGCCCATTGCTAAAGCCAGTCAGCCCTTTGATTGCACCAGTTAAAGCAGGAGTCGCAAGCAGCCCTAAGCTGATCCGTAAGTCATCAACCCTGATTTTAAATTGTTGTGCTTGGAACCAATTTGTTTTAGATATTTCTGCAAAGGCTTTTGCCGTTGAACCTGTTCTATTTAATATAGTATCATAATCTTCTGTTAATTCCGATAACTGAGCCATTTGATTATTAAATGCCCTCAGTGCTTCACGCTCTGAAAATATGATATTGATGTCATCTGTTCTCACTTTCCGAAGCGTTCGCAAGGTTTTAATCATGTTATCATTTGCGATAGCACTGGCACCCAAAGTAATATTATATTTTGCCGCCGCTCTGCTTGCTTCAGCAGTCGGCTTACTCAGCGATATCATCAAAGTTCTAAGCCCCGTCACAGTCTCTTCTATATTTTCACCAGACCGAGTTGCCGCCGCGAACGTTGCACCCAAATCTTCCACACTTACATCCAATGACCTTGCCGTTGACGCTATTTTTCCAAAATTCCTTGCAACATCTGCAAGTGTGGCTCTGCCTCGTTTTTGGATTGAAAACAGCAAGTCAGACGCATCGGTAGCATCTTTAATTCTATTGCTATAAATTTGGAATGCAGTAATTAATGCACGGGTAGAAACTTCTGTTGTGGTCAGTCCAGCAGTGGCCAATGTAGCAGAAGTGTTCAGCAAGTCCATTGCCTCTTTGCCTTTGAAGGTGGCAGATATGATGTCGAATAATCCAGCCGTTAAATCCTTTGTCCCCTGTGCTGTGGCTATTCCGACTTGACGCAATGTTTTTGTCATGCCAGTAAGATTCTTATTCGCTCCATCAATAAGAGTTCCAACCTTTGCAACACCCTTTTCAAGCTCTAAGAATTTACTAATCGAGAATCCAATAGCCGCACTTAATGCAATTATCTCAATTTTATACTTATTGATTGATGCCTTGCCAGCCCTGACGGTCTGTCCAAAACCAACAACAGCAAGCCTTGCTTTAGAGAATCCAGCGTTAATTCCTGCCGTGACTGTTTTGGAAACTATCTCTAGTTGTTTTAATTGTCCTTGAACCGCTTTTACGGCGGCCTTAGTTGCCACTTTTGCCTTAACAGTAATTTCAACTTTACGCTCTGCCATGTTATTTGTCGTTTTTACGGTTAGTATGTGAAATAATTTGAGCTTCAATCGCTCTGAACCATTTCACGTCAACATAATATTGATCGTAATAACTGCCGTCTCTTGGCAGACACCTAAGCTTTGTATCAAGTGAAGGATTGCAAAATAGATATGTTTGTAATACGGCAGGAAGCTTTTTCCAACCAAGTTTCTCACATACTGCGTCAGAATTTGTATTGGTTAGAAATAATTCGACTGCCGTAATTATTTTTTTTCTTTGTCTTTTGCCTCCGATTCGGGTTCATTTAATTCATTGTCTTCATCTATTTTCTCAACAATTTTAATCCTTATCCAGTTGGCAAGTTTCTTCTTATTATCACTGTTAAATTTTATAGTCTTGTTGTCTTTGTCAACAACATTCCGCCAGTCCTTGAGAGCATAGTCAAATTTTAAAGACCTAACCTTTCCGCCGAGATACTTAACAAAACTCTTTTTACTTTTTGAGTCTGTTGTCGTAATAGTACTGTTGTCTTCTATCTGGTCAAATTCCCATTGAGTGAGTTTTGACAATTCGAAAACCGGATTCTTTTCACCTAAACCACAATCTACTACAAAATCATACGTTTCTTTATTATCGAACATCTGCTTCATAAGATCTCCTTATTGGGTTTATCCTGACCTGCAGGTTCCTACCCTGCAAGCCAAGCACTTAATTATGTCACTGTTATTTTGATTGCATCATCACTCGCACTATCATCAACTTGTGCTGTAAACGGTATAGTTTCATTGACGATAGCACTGAATCCAGACAATGGCGCATCATTCTGTTCCATGTTTATCTTTGCACACTCAAGTATAAATGTATTTGAGTTTCTGGCAAATGTGACTTTAAACGATGTCTGCGTATTTGCTAAGAACAACGCGCGTGCGGTTGTATCTGTAAAGAGCCTGGTGAAAGTCCCGGTAACAAGCAAACTCGTTGCTGGTATTTCTCGCCTTGTTAAAGACGCTCCTGTCCATAGATCAGTAATCAGGTTATTGTTTAGTGATAGCGTAAAGGCTGTTATTTCGTCATCTTGAGCACCACCAATTTCAAATGTGGCTTCAGAATGCATGTATGGATCATCACCAGAATTAAAAGACGGTGCGCCAATAGACGCATCATTTCCACCCTTGCCCTCAATAGCAACGTTACAAACTAATCCTTCGCTACTATTGGAACTAAAGTCCATGCTGGATATTTTATCGCCGCTGGTATATAAGTCACCAACTCCCCTATCAACATGGACAACCACTGATCCTATAGTTGCCTGGCCTTTTGCAGAATAAGGACTTGATGCATTGCCGAGCGCGGCTTGCCACCATTTTTCTGTATTGTTAGGAGTGACATAAAAGCTGATACCACCGGTAACAAGCTCTCTCATCAGCCTGCCTCCCTGCTGCTGTCTACTGTTTTGTATTACCTGCGGATAGAAATAGTCTTTCTGGTGAATAAGACTCTCAGATATAATAGGCTGGAACGTATCTACCGTCCCTCCTGAACCGAAACTCCCTTCAGTGCGAAGCCCCACATAACCAGTACTGGCCAATGTAACTGCCATTATTTATACTTCCTCATAATAAACCTCCATTATTAAATTAAAATTCTATTTCTTTATTGATTCCTTTATGTCGTTTTCTGCCATAACGGTTTTTATGATCTTTCTGAGTTTCTTTGTCAGTTCGTTGTCTTTGCGTAAAATTCGGCAGAATAGTCCCATTAACTTCTGCGCCGATATATCAAGTTCAAGCCATTCCCTTCTTTTAATATGCCCACCGGAATACGCTATACGCTTTAGCTCTGAATTGACAACCATTTTTATATTGCCTAGAAATTCGTTTTCTTCTTCGAGACCAGTGCACAAGATACTTACTACTTCATTTTCTCTGATTTTTATTATCAAACCAGATTCCTCTTTCTCAGTCAACATTTTATTTGGCTTTGAATCACTCATAATTTATATAACCTTTTGAATAAATGTTCTTTGTATAATTTTCCAACACGCTCATATAGACGATCAAACGGCAGTAGCAACAGGATACTTGCCATCCACTTCGGCACTTTTAATCCAACCAATAAAGTGAATAAACGCTGCATATTCTCAAGCTTCCTTGCTGTTTTCTTATCAAATAGCAAGACAGTCTTGCCAAAAAATGCATCTGGTATTGTCGATATATCTCCGTCAAATACCCCTGACTTGATACATCTATTGCCAAGTTCCGTTGATGGATACGGCTGACAAAGCGATGCCCAACTGAGCCCGGTTTTGGATTTTTTATTGAACTCAAAAGTGTTCCACATGTCCTCAATGGTATTACAAAACGGAATACCGATCATATTTTCCATGCGAAAAGGCATTTTTAGTTCATGGAGTATATCTATAGCTTTATCTACTTTTTCCTGTGAAAACTTTTTGCCAAGTATTTCTTTTCTGACTTTACCGTCTGCGGATTCAAGAGCAAATGTTATTGAGTTACACCCAGCCTTTTGTAATAGTCTTATTCTATCATAATCAATATATTCTATTCTCATTTGTACGTGAAATGGAACGCCTACGTGGAAAGGCCAAAAGTCTGCTAATATTTCAAGATTCTTTTTGCTTGCACCCATTTCATCATCCTGGAAAAAGAAAAATTTGGTTTCCGGATAATCTTCTTTTATCTTTGTCGCCTCATTTATGACTCTCCATATTTCCCGTTGCCTCAGTCTTTTGCCATCGAATATCTCATTAAATTGTGAATTAAAACAGAACGTACACGCAAATGGACACCCACGGCTTGAACTAATCGACCTAATAGGATTATTTTTATTGTGTTCATATTTATATAAAATATCTCTGTCTGGATCTGGCAATTCATCTAGCTTTTGTGGTGGTAATTTAGCATTAACCAATCCTGCCTTATTACAGCTTACATATTCTATACCCATAGAAAAAACATCCTCATTCCTCAAGTGTTCACACAATTCAGGCAGCGCATAATCACCTTCGCCCTTAATAACATAATCAATATGCGGTTGGCTCATAACATCATCCGTGCAGAATGTGGCATGGGCACCACCAAAGATTGAAATAAAACGGTAGTTTTGCTTAAGGCATTTGTTAATATCATAAAAACACTTCTGACCGCCTGTCCAAATCTGATAACAAATTATATTCGGAGTATGAGTTTTTACATATCCAATATAATCAGTGTCTTTATCGATCTGCAACAAATCGACTTCAAAGCCTTTTTGCTTTAAACCGGCAGATAGGTACCCAATTCCAAGGGGTTCGATAACAAATCGCTTTGTTATAAATAAAATCTTATTCAACTTTTTGCTCATTTCCCTAATTAGTTACTATTGTTATTCCAAATCCGAGGCTGTTTGTAATTCTATTTCTACATTATGAGAAGTATCACCATGGAACTCAACAATCTTCATTTGCCTCTTTATCAAACGCCACACCCGGTCAACATCAAGCCTCTCAATACATGTTGGCTTTGATTTACAATGAGCATGGCACCTAATAGGCCGACACGTTGGGCACGGCTCAGACACGATATGATAAACATTATCGCCATATCCTCCGGAAGTTTTTGGTATTGTACAACCACATAATTGAAATACTTGTGTTCCGGTAGTTGCAGCCAAAGAAGTTAATCCAGAATCAAGTCCGATGAACATATCAGCATTATTCATCAAATGCCATATTTCAGTAAAGCTACCTTTAAATCGATGGTCATCATCAACCATCTGCATATCTTTATCACCACCAACCTGGTAGATTGTGTATCCGGCGTCTGTCAATAATTGATTCAACGTATACCAATCTTTGAAATCCTTATCTGAATTTCTAGTTTGACAATGAATTACCGCATATTTAAAATTGATTATCTCGGGTCCTATTTTTGGATTAGGATAAAAGACCAAAGGTGTTTTCTTTACCGGCAATCCGCATCTTAATTGATAATAATTGAGCAAATGATTATGCCTCAAATAATCAAGCTGGTGCCAGATACCATCCTCCCACTTGATCTGCTGAGGAATCATAACCTTGTCATAACCGCCTTTGATCGCATGTTGTAATATCAGATCCCATTGAGTCAACCAATTCTCGCATACTTCTATTTTATGGAAATCAGGATTATATCCAACGAGTTCCAAGTAGCACGTGTTTGTAAATAACGTGATTTCTGTATCTTCTCCATGATGTTCTTTAATATTACGTGCGAGTGGATTATTAAGGATTACATCGCCCATGTCTTTTACAAGCACTAGCATTATCTTTTTCATTGTTCTCCTTTTCAATTGTCTACATACAACATTGCCCATCCTGCAGCAATTCCAGTGCTGTTCGTATCTGAATCAGCCTCTATTGTTATATCATTCATTTCTTTGAAACCTCCCTTTGGAATTGGATACACTCTTGGCAAGGCGCTATTACCTGAAGACATAACGGATGCCTCCTCCTGTACCTGAAAAACATCCCCAACTGGCCTGACTTTTAATCTTAAGCTGCAATTTGCGTTTACCTTGCCAGACAGAGAACCGAACCATGTAATAAAATGCCCTGTTTTTCCTGCAGGAATTGTATCTGCGCAAATCATTGTGGAGTTATAACCGATAGGCAATGCCATCATGATATTTGCCGTGGTTGTTTTCTGCCGACATGTAATCTCTCCAACATTGTCCCCACCATGACATCTCGCTCTAGACATTCTCAAATAAGCACCAACAGTATCAACCCCTGTTACCCCATTAGTTATTATGTATTCACCCCCTACATCTACATAGGAAGAATTAAGAAGATGCCTCAATTTGATAACTGGCGTTCCCGTAGAGGCTTTAGTGGCGACCCTATAAGCATCATTTACTGCAATAGCAGTGCTTCCTTCAAATCTCCACACCGTGATTATTGTTTCAGTGACAGATACTATTATCCCATGATCGGACTGAGTGTCATTTATTAAAACATCGCCAGCCGCCACTCCATCACTTGAAAAAGTGGCTCCTGTATCTTCCATGGTTGTAGTGCTTCCACCCGTTGCCGTGCCGCTTGATACTAATGTCCCGATATCATTCCCACTGCTACTAAAGACTTCTAATATTTCTGCCGCTACCGCATTATGCCCTGTATAAACCCCACCACCATTCCATATGGTTTCAAATGTACCAACTGCATTCGGTATATTAGGGTTACGTCCAAACTTATGCACCACAGAATGTCCCGGTATATTCCCCTTCGCAACTTCTAATAAAAAATCTCGTGTCCAAAGAGGATTTCCAGGAATACCCATTTGTTTCTGCGATTGATCTCCTAAATATGCAGCAATCTTTGATATCTCTTTATTTAAATTAACAGCCATTGTTTCCCATCCGTCCTGTTATATCGTTAAACAACTTAATAGTTTCCTCGCAGTGAGCAATGTTCTTTGTGCCAAAACATATTACATCCGGATTTATTTCATTGATAATCATGTGGAAGGTGTTGGTAATTACACTTGCAACATGACAAGGCTTCGCCATAAAAGAAAGACCATCATTAAATGGCTTTATTGCAAATACATATTTATCCTGCCTCTTTAATTCTAATGCAAAATCTTTCATTTCAGGGCTTGATTTTGGATGATACGGTATCATGAAAAACTTACATTCCGGGTGTTGTTTTAAAAACATAAACCCCATTCCTGCTGACTCAGTTGTAATGCCAAGCCGTGGGAACATTTTAGTTTCTAAAAGTTCATGATATAATTTATCACCGGTATTGTATAATTGTTTATCGTCCAGGTCGGATATCCACATTATATCTGGTATGCGCTGTAATGTTTGCAAGCTGTTTTTGACCAACATTAAATTTTCATTATATTTATAAGCTGAAACCTTAGTCATTATCTTAACGGTCGGATTCTCACAATAATTTCCGAGTATTGCTTCACTGATTCCATATCGATGATGGCTATCGAATAGATTTATTCCAAGAGCCAATGCCCTCTCAATTAATGGGTATGCTAGTGCTGTCGGTAGGTGCTCAAATTTCCCACCGCCGAGGCATAACCGGGAAATATCTAAACCGTCAATATTTGTTGTTTTCATACTATTTTTTTATTATATTGTATGCAGTAAGCTATATTATGTAATACTTGGTGATTAGACGAGCACGAATCTTTTGATTTATCTATTTTGGCATTGATCCTGTTTACCCACACTGACCTCTCATGGTTCCTTGCCGATTTTTGTATTGATTTAATTTCTTGATTTTTCATCTAATTAATCCCCAATTCCTCACATACCTCATCGTATGTATTTTTAAATTCTTCTCCAGATTTCCACCACGCAGCATCTATCCCAGCAGACCTCATATAATCACACTCACCACAATAAGACAATTCTTTCTTTTTGCCTTCAATAAATGCTTTCCGGATATCCATCATCGGCTTGCCATGCCATATCTCTTTAAGTGTTTGATATTTTAAATCACCTATCACAACGGTACCTCGAACATCTTGGCAGCAAACAACGGCACGCCCATCTGCCATAATACTTAAATCAAGGAATATCCGCCAGCAAGGAACATTAATATCCCCTGCCATATATTGAGATTCTTTAATAATCTTGCTGTCAGAATCAATCAATCCACCAATGTTCTGCACCCCGGAACCACCAACATCATCAACGCCCATATCCTGAAAAAGCTTATGATATGCATCCAGTGATTTTTTGTTGGCTTGTTGTGGCACAATAGCCGTTTGAATCTTCATGTTGACACTGCCAGCATTTCGAATCTTAACAAGATTTCTTACATTCTCAACGACTATATCAAATTTCAACCCAACACGGATTTTTTCATAATCCTCTGCATTCCCACCATCAATACTGATTACAATTATATCAAGTCCTGATTCTAATATTTTTACAATTTTTTGCTTATCCAAGAGGCTTCCATTTGTGAAGAATACCAACTTCTTATCTGGATTAATTTCCTTAGTATATTTAATTCTTGAAACCAGCTTATCAATATCCATCAATAACGGCTCACCATTTAGATGAAAGTGGATGTATTCCATATGATAATCCTTGCATTCAACAACCGCTTTCTGGAATATATCACTCGGCATTTCTCCTTGATAGCGTGTCATGCCACCACGCGGACACATAGTGCAACGGGCATTACACCCGGAATGGCTCTCTAAATGTATCTCCGCTGGGAAAGCCATTGCCTTTGTTAAATATTCCTTTAGATTCAATGTGTACGTCCTCTATTTTTAATGAATTGTCTATAAACGATAAGTCCATTGTTAATGTTATATCTCCGCGTCTGACTATACAAGTATGCTTCACTCCCAAATAATATAACCAATCAAATCTCCGCGTACCTTAACTTCAAATTTCTTGAATATATCGGTCAAAAAAGCAATGAAGTCTCCAATATTCCAATGCCATAAATGCTCCGGATTGTCATTTGCCATTCCGCTTGGTAGAATGCCACATACTACCTTGGCCACTCCCTTTTGTTCTCTCAATGCTTTTCCGGGGCATGTAAAATGTTCTAATGAATGCTGGGAAAAGGCAGCATCGAAAGGGGTTTTTACATACTTGCAAATTCCTGTTAATTCTTCAGACAATGACTGCTCAAAATAAACATTTGATATATTATTCCTCTCTTGCAAATCTCTAGCGAGTTTTATGAAAATTCTTGATCCGTCTATGGCAGAAACCCGACAATCATTATTCAATGCGTATGACAAAGCAAATAACCCATTTCCACAACCCATATCAATAATGCTTTTACTATCTTTTAACACGGAATCGTACATCCATTTAAATATTGTTCCGGTATCTCCATTATCAGTCAACAAATAATGATCTTTAATCCTCTGCTTATCCCATTTGTCAAAGTTATTTACAATATCCTTGTAATATCCTGATTCCATTGCCTGTATATCGAGATAGCGAGAAACATCATCAACACTTTTACATCCATCAGGATATTTATGTTTAATTAAATATCTCCTTCAACAACTGAATTGCCACATCATTCCACTGCATATCAAACATGTCTGCACGGCCAGCATCTCCCAAAGTACATCCATGAACCGGTTTACTGGCCAACGCTCTCATTTTTGCTTTCAAATCTTCTTTATCCGGAATAAGCCACTTATGATTTAACGCCTGTGGACATTTCTTTATGTATTCAACGCAGTCTATAGTTTTTTCCAGGCACTTAACAGTAAGGCCATTAACTCCGTCCTGCACAAAGTCCATATACCCGCCCTGAGCCGTTACAATTACCGGTAGTCCTCTGGACATGGCTTCTGCCACTGGCAAGCCAAGTCCCTCGCCTCTGGTCGCCAGAACGAAGCAATCACACGCATTGTATAGCCTTGGCAAGTCGTCATAATACAACTTGTCTGTATTTAATAAGATCCTTGGGTGTCTACCATGCTTTTTAATCATATCCTCTATCAAATATGACAATTGATATCGATGCATTGCTGTGAACCCACCCCTATGTGTCTTGAGAATCAGTGTCACATCTTCTTCCGGGCCAAATTCCTCACAATAGGCATCAAGTAAGATGTCAAAGCCCTTACGCTCTGTGAAGTCGCCAACACTCAAGAATGTATACCCCTTTTTGTTTAATATGTTTGCTGGTTCCTCACAATACCGGAATGAATCTTCAATGCCGAAACCAAGACTGGCAACATTATCCAAAGTCTTTGACCAATGGGCTCTGTTGAATTCACTGAACGTAAATACCTTTTTGACACGCTCGAAATAAGGAAGCCATTCTGACGGAACTTTATCAGTTTCAAACAGACTGTAAATATATGCCTTTTTTAAATCAATATCTTGCGGAATGTCGTCTTGCCACTTCTGCATAACAACAACCGGAGCATCTTTGATAAAGGGAGTATCGGCCATTCTTTTAAGCCTGCTTGTTTTGTCTGTTGGCAAATTCACAATCTCCCTGTTCCATCCCTGTATATTCCGGAATGATACCTTGACTCCAAGTTTATCCAACGCTTCTAAGAGACCACGCGTGATCAGTTCGTATCCAGATTGCCCTTGTGCGGCTCCGTACCAGTTTAAAGCATATGTCATATTAATCCTTTTTCTTTAATTTTATTGTAGGTATTTCAAATTCAATACCATAATTCGTGCAGTTAAGTGTTATGCAAAATACAGTCTTTTCATGGCAATCTTGCTCTAATTCAACTTTACACTCAGGACAAATAACCTTGACAAAGGCATTCATAAAAGGCATCACACCATCTCCATTACAACGTTATATTTTAAAGGATGCTCGATTTTATCTATAACCTTTTTCCACTGCATATCAATAACCCCTTGAGACAAATTCTCTTTAGCCCAATCGTAAGCTTTATCAACCATTGCGTTCCGCTTTTCTGCCTTCATAGACTTCATTTCTATAATAGCCTTGGCAATGTCCTTTGGATTCGCCAATGGCCTTTCTGTTAATTCCATTCCCGTTATATATGCCGTTGGTTTCACCTTAATACCTCTGCCATTCCCAGCAAGCTCTCCGGTTGCTGCATTGTCAATGGTAATAACCGGCAATTTAGCCATCATAGCCTCAGCAACATTATACCCGAATCCTTCCCCGGCTACGTTTATCAGGCAATCAGCAATTCCGAACAAAAGATTGTATTCCTTTTCTGTCATCATTAATAACGGTGTACTTGCCTCGGACATTTGTTTAAAGGTATAAACTTTATTTTGTAACCCAAACTCTGCGATTAACATATTAATATTATAACCCTGTGGATCCGCAAAGTTTGAATTTATCCATAATCCATAGTCTTTGTCATGCCCACAATCCATTAAAATCTTGTATGCCTTCATTACATCGGCCAAGCTCTTCCTGAAATGTGTTCTTCCTGTGTAAAGGCATAGAAATTTATCTGGTGGAATATTTAATTCCTGCCTGAGCTTCGTTCTTTCTTCTTTTGAAATTGGATGAAAAACTTTCTCGTTAATTCCGTGATATATCCGCTCAATCCTGTTTGTCACTTCTGGAATAGTATGGATAACAGCCCGTCTTCCATACTCACAATATGTTATTATATGGTCTGCATGGCCTAAGTGAGTCGCATGGTGCTTTGGCATGCCTCCACCGTATCCAGTGCCATCAACCGCACAATATGAAACCCACTTGAACAATCCTCTTACTGGTGACTGTCCGATATAAGCAAAGTTCCATATATCACCAATTGTCAACACAATATCCGGACGATTTTCTCTGATCAGATCACCAAACATTGCAGATCCGTAATCTTCTACTGCATAAATCACATTGAACGGCAGTTTTTTATTTCTGTTTACCTCAGAAGGACACCAAGCATTATAAAACACTCCATGCCCAGCTTTATACAACGCCATTGCCACATCATGACCTATACGCCCTTGGCCAGTTTGCAATCTCGGGTTCTCGCCTATTACTAATATATTTGCCATTATGTTATCATTTCCTTAATCGTATCAATTTCCTTTTTCGTTTCATTAAGCGTTTCATAAATAACCGTGGGACTCAAACCACGCTTATTGCAACGATCAGTAGTCGCCAATACTGCATCTTCAACTTCCGATTTGTTAAGAAATTTTGCAGCCAATAGGCACGTCAACATATTAATAAATTCAATTTGAACTATGCCTACTTGTGTTTCTTCATCCATTATGCTTTTTTCTCCAAATTCCCTTCAATCTCAGCCGTTAAAATTGCAATCTGGAAATAATCCGGCTCCCTCGGCAATGTCTCATATGCAATCTCTGTAATAACGATAGCGCCCTTTACAAGATATCCATCAAGTGTGTTGAATTCAATCACATCAATAACATCTTGAACTTGCTGGACAATCCCTTTGTTATTTCCGCCACCTATAATTGCTTCTTCCATATTAGGGTATACGGCAAGTATAGTAATTTGTATTTCATGATTTGGCCTAATTTGTAATGTGGTTTCAACTTCTCTGCCTGTGTTTTTAGGAGCGATGGCAATAAAAGGCAATTTTTCTACTGGAATCTCAATCCCAACTGCTTTTGCTAAATCAACCGGCATTATCTCTATTGTGGCGGAGCCAGTAAGATCTAGCATTAATAACGCCTTAAGCCTTTTTAATGTTTCCTTCACTGATCCAATACCTCCATAACCCAGTCTGCAAATATTTCAACATTCGCATCAATGTCTTCATTGCTAAATCCGAGGTATTCACGTTGAGGTACCCGGCCTTCACCAAATTGATGCTTTGCAGCGATGTCATCCGCTCCGGACTTACGCCTGGCGCGAATACTCATTACCGTTTTAGTAAGCGAGTGTATTGTTTCGACAGACTTCTTCAAATCCCCGGTGTCCTGCAATATCATATCTCCAGCAATGCGGCCTCCAACCGTCCGAGTGCCTTTTCTCCTTTGTGCAATAGTTGCCGGCCTTAATGGTGCCCATTTAACCCCATCAGGTGTGCTTTCCTTCCTGAAATTATCATCTGTGCTTTTTAACATAAACAACCCAGATCGCTTTAACGGCACTTGCGTATTCTCCAATTTCTTGAAGTCATCACCAAGTTTTTTGCTAAATTGCCGGATAGTGGTTGAAAAGTCTATGTCAATCATATTTATGCTCTGTCACTTGCAATCTGGTTTTCCAAGTCTTCATCAAGCACTTGGTCAAATTCACCATCTACATCAAATACTGGAGTAAAACCATTATGAGTAAAGTATCCGGAAGAAGTTGTTACCGCAGTACTCAGGCCCTGTCCGGACTCGCCTATTTTCTCAAGCCGTTCTTTTGCTTCTGCATACTCGGTATTAAGCGGATTCTCTGCAACGCTTTGCAACCGCTTTAATCTCTTGTTTTCAATCCACCATGATGCAATTGTATCACTATCTTCATCAATTATTGGATCTACATCAGCCGTATCAAACGGCACTGTATACTTGCCTCTCAATAGACTATTTATAAGATTAAATGCAAACTTACGACCCTGTGTGATCATTGCTTCTGAAACCAAATCTTCGCTAACAAACATATCCCTACCTTCTAACACACCACCGCTTAAATGGTAATTCCTTATATTTTCCGCACTTCCATAAGCTGTAGCTGCTGCCATTTATTCTCCCTATGAATAAGAATAAGTCATTACTTGTTTTAAAGATACACCACGCTCAAGACTGTCTCTCATTTGTCCTGTTATTTCTTTGAATGCCTCGATATCCCAGTTGTCGCAATTAGCGCAAATAGTTGGGTAAACGCCAACCCATACACCGCCACAACTTTCACAGATACAAAACAATTCATTATTTTCTCCTCCGATAGCCTTACATGCATTAAGCCATTCTTCAACATTATTAAAATGCGGTACACTCGCACCATTTATCTGTTTAAGCGGATACTCACCCCAACTACCACGGATATAATCGTTTTCGTTTCTTTGCTTTTCATTTTCCGGAAAAGATACTCGTAAATCCTCTAGTGAAATCACCTTTAATGGCAATGGTTCAAGAGTCTCAGCCTCTTTGGATATCTTGCGTTTACTATTTCCTTTTGATTTCATGATATTTGCCTATTCATATTTATAGAAAGCTGTATCAACTATATTGCCACATACACACTGTGTAGGTTTCAAATCGATGAACACGCCTCCACAACCGCCACATACATAAAACTCATGGCCATGATCGCCACCAAGCTCAACCAACTTCGTTTGCAATTGATTAACACTGCCTAAAGCCGGTGCATTCGCAGATTGTGGCATGGAAGGCCACATGTCCTCTACAGCCGGTTCTTGTTCTCCTGCCTCTACTTTACCATGAGAGTCTTCCGTGGATTCCTCTGCAACCATGTGAATAGGCTTTGACTCTTTTTCAAGTTCATCTTCAAACGGCTGAACTTCTTCTCCATTCTCTGGGGTTTCGTTTTCCAAACTACAATCTCCTTTTAAATATTCCCGTCAAGTTTAACTTTACCCTTTTGGGTTCTTATGATTTTGCCAATTTCACCTTTTTGGCCTTTGTCTTTCTCGCCATAGATCATACCTGAAATTGCATCCTCATTAAAACCTTTTTCGTGCAGCTCTAAAACACGCTTTTCATGAAGGTACTCCATATGCAACCCCTGGCCACACTTCCTAACCTCCTCATTCTGGACTTTAAATCCGTAGGAACTAATGCTCTTGGTGCCTACTGAGTCTCTGCGTCTATGTAGTCTCTTTGTTTTGCTCGTTATAATATTTGCCATAATTTTACTTTAAATGAAAAAAGGCAGAGGCCCCGTACAATCATGTAGTGACCGTAAGAAACACACTGCCTTTTTTTGGATATAGATTGGTTTTTGAAACATTATCATATCTCTCTCAGATATAAATTATAAAGCTTATTATAATGAACCCGTTATCTTAACCGGTTAAAACACTATGCAAGTTATAACCACAACCACTCGCAACAGTTTTTGCAACACGAATCTTACTGATTTCATAAACAGTACCAGACTTCGGATTGTCTCTCCAAGTCTTAACCGTGCCAGAACCGACACCCGCGCCGCGAACTGTAAACGTGAGGCCAAGTGTTCTTGATTCTTCACCAGGACTCGGATCAACAAAGCCAACAATCGCCCTTGAATCCCAGATCCTTGATATGCTTGGTGTCTGTCCAAGCTGTGCCGTGTTATACCTGGAAGCAGCAACCACGATCTTAAGATTGAACATAACCGGTGGCAATTCACCATCAACAAGCAACCTCTGGCCGCCATCACCCTGAATAGTATATCGAATTAAGTTCCTCAGAGTAGAATCCTTCTTAACAACATCCTTAATCTGGTCATTAAAAAGAACCTTGTTGGCAACTGCTCCACTTTCATCAAGGATGCTCTGTTTTGCCGTATCCAAATCACCTTCAATGTTAATGGTACCGGAACCAGCGTTCCATTTTACTGCAGGAGTACTTCCCGTAAGGCCTGCCAATGATGAAACTTCATCCATAACATCAAACTCATGATCAAGGTCGATGAATGACTGAATTAGCCGCACTGCATTTGCTCTTAACCTTGTCGGAGAATCTGCATTGTTCATCTTCCTGTCTGTAAGGATTTTGTGCAGTGCCTGCTCCTGGCAAATATATGATTCTGTGGTCGGCTTGAAATCGAATGTATTTGATTCCGTACCGTCCGCACGCTTTACATTTAACCTGCTTAAACCTTCTCGGTTTTTGTATACATAATATTTATCTGATTCATTCTTGACAAAAAACTCTGGATATAGCTCTAACGCCTTAAAAGCAGGGTTTGTTAAAACTATAGACAGATTTGATAGTGGTTTGTCAACATGAATATCTGAATGTTGAGGACTTCCCATTATTATCTATCTCCCTTTAAATTAAGGCATTAATTCGGATAAATCTAACCTTGCTACAACCTTGTCACCACTTGCGGTCGGCGCCTCGTTGTAGTAACCTACTAAGCCATCACCAGACGCCCAATTATCAGAACTGGTGTCATCTACGTGACCTGTTGCGCCAGCCCCAATGAATACTGGACGGCCAACAGTGCCTGCGGAATCTGCTATTACATAAGATTCCCCTGCCTGTCTAACGGTAATTCTATCTCCACTCGCCGTTGATCCTTCTTGAGCGATACCGTGACAAACATCTGCCTGCGCACTCGGAAGTGCCACAATGTGGTCTCCGTTCTCTACTGAATTGAGAACCACCGCCATATATTGTGTTATAGCCCCATTGGTACGCACGGAGATATCGTGAATACCGGACTCATTTAAACTTTGTGACATATTTTATAGTTTTTCCTTTTTAGGACTGTTTTTCTTTTTCTTTTGCGTCAAGGACTGCGTATGCCGCATCCTCATAAGAGCATTCATTTTTCCTTGCATATTCTTTGATTTCAATGTCATCCTCGACACCATCAACCGCAAACGTTTCCGTTCCGATTGTTACCTGCTTGTCATCTTCGCTTACCTTTTTGTTTTTGTCTTTCATGTTTGGATCTTCCGAAGGTGCTATTTCTGAATATTCGACTATCTTGCCTATTTTACTAAACAACTTCATAGCATACTCAAGTGTTGAAATCTTGGTGTCAACATCACCATCCTTCTGTGTCTTGATTTTATAGTCCAGTGTTTTTTCACTGTTGTCAAGACTGTATAGCAGAGTTTTCAAATCGGATTCAAAGGCTGGTATAACCGAGCCCTTTTCCTTCATCTCTGATACGAATGTGTCTATATCCTGCTTGCGCAGAGTTTCTTTGTTCTCTACGTCCTTTTGTTTATACGTATTCAATTCTTTTTTGTTTGCCTCAAGTTCCGTGGTGATCTTACTCATGTCATCGCCGGAAGACTTTTCCAATGCGTCAAGATTTGACTTGAAAGTAGAGACAGTTAAGGAAAAAGCCTCATATTCCGCCTTTGATTTTTCGTCTGTTATATTAGATTTCAGAGCATCTAAGCTCTCGTTCATTTCTTTAAACTGCTGCTTGAGAATTTCTAATGGATCCATAAGGTTGGTATCTCCTCTATCTGAGACTGAAAAAGTACAAATAATATCTTTGTCTTCTGGTTCGTATGTGTAATATATTGCCGTTTCATCACCGATTAAGGTTAAATGATTATTAACATCAATTCCACTGTCTATTTCGAGTGATAATTCTATAGGCTTCATCCCGGCCACGGCTGGTATTTCATGGCCCAAGAGCGCAACCTTAACCATCACATTTTTAAACTTCTTGCCATCGATACTTATATTTCTGAATATTTCAATACTGCGCTCTGAAAACCTTTTATCCTTAATCCATTGGGCCACCTGGTCAGGCACATCAATCAAATCAACAAAAAGGCGTTTAATACCCCCAACAGTCTTAGTGAATACATTCTTAACATCTCCGTAACTGGCTAACCCCGCAAGCGCTTTCTGGTCTTTCCTGTGCGTGATTTTTACTTTCGGTATAAGCTTGTTTTTTAGAAGATTGAAATTGACGACAAAGTCCTCAATATCTTGTGCTGTAAATTTGTCTCGATTGTGAGTGCCTTCTTTGAATACTTCGACACCAGATATATTTTGAAATAACAATTTGTTTTGTCGTTTTTCCGCCTGTGTATTGCAAATGCCCATACGCTGATCGTTATCCGGAAACTCTCCTTTTAAGTCGAGCATACACCTCGTAATGAAATGTTCTCGCGTCTCACTTGTATTTGGTATTGGTAAAGGCATAATCTATTTTCCTTTAAATGTCTGATACGCTTCAATTAAAAAGTAAAGCAAACTATTCTAATTTGTCAAGCCTAATTTACAGACTTCACAAATATATTTATATCTTTCTCGATCACATCACCACTCAAAGTCGTGGCTAATATTGACAAACCATAGGTGAATCCACTGTCTCCGCTGATTATCTGAACAGAGGCCGTGTCATTAACACCATCAAAGTTTTGATCACTGATTTTGCCGCTTCCCGCTACCGTTAATGCCATTGTAACATCTGTATCACCGCTTTTAACTGTATAAGTAGCACTTGCAATCGAATCACCACTGGCAAATTCCTTAGTAAAATCGTTGCCGATCCTTAATATTTCGTTTGGCTGTTTCCTGAAATTATCTAATATGCTCATGGCCTTGGCTCACTTGTAAATATTTTAATTCTACCTTGTGACCGGTACAGCTTGCGGATGCTCTCCGTAAATACTGTTTGAGGCGAGTGAGTTATGGAAAATATATAATCTTGCGATGTTATATACTCACTTGTTTGCCTATATTTAACACTTACCCAATCTAATATCATGCTTACACGTTAGTAATTATGGTAATTGCGGTATCATCCGCACCGGTTGCACTAAATCTAAATGATATTGTATCACCATTTAAATCAGCAGCGTCTAAATCAATCTTATAAAACCCGTTACTTATTTCTGATGGAGAATTTGCAGTTGAGGCAAAAGCTCCGCCATCAATACTACGATTTGAAGAAACAGATAAACCGGTTTTTGCACTTACATGGTCAGAGGTATCTCTCATAAAAAATTGGAAATTGCTATATGCAGTATTCTTTTTTATTCCTTCCGGCAGGTTATCCGTCTTTGCTTTTATCGCAACGGTATCTCCACTAACAATGACCAAGTCCCCGCTAATATGCCTTGACTCTGCAAGGATTGAATCTATTTCACCGTCCTTGTCTGTAGTGACCGAAGATCCCATGAAATTATTTGTCGGCAATTTACCTTGCATTTGGTTTGTATCTACTAAAATTGCAGCTGTATCGCCACTAACAATGACCAAGTCCCCGCTAATATGCCTTGACTCTGCAAGGATTGAATCTATTTCACCGTCCTTGTCTGTAGTGACCGAAGATCCCATGAAATTATTTGTCGGCAATTTACCTTGCATTTGGTTTGTATCTGCTAAAATTGCAGCTGTATCTCCTGAAATAAACGCCAAGGCCGTTTCGTTGCGATCTGTTGTGGCTGGTAGCTTTGCCGCATCGAGCTCTGCCAACCGTGCCTCTGTAGCAACACTTGCCAGTGCTGCGCTATCCGTGCCCCTCATATCAGTATTAGTCGACGTCGTATCAACCAGCGTCGTATTTGCACACAGATTTGTCTTTGTTATATCGCCATCGCTCTCAATTCCTAATGCATTGTAATTTGGAGCTGTTGTAGTATAGGTACCAGGAACTCCTATAACTTGTATATTAGAAGTTGAGCTTTCAGGTGAGATATGTACCATATCCCCATTTGTCTCAGCCTGAGTAATATCAAATGAATAATATCCATCCTCTAGTTCTGTTGGATTGAGATCATCAACAGCATTAGCAGCACCACCATCAATCCTCAAATTCGCAGTGATATTAAGAGCATCGCCCGTAAGAGGAGAACCATCTGTGCGATCAAATGCAAATACAATCCATTTTTGCCCTGTTACGTTTTTCTGCATCAATCATCTCCAGCTAATAAAAAGTAATAATAAAAGATCGCTATAAAAATTGCTGAATCCCATGTCCAATCTGTATTGTCAAACCAACTAAAGTCGGTGTTATCTGTGTATTCAAAGTCTGACATAATTATTCACCTACTCTACTTAATTGATCTAATATAGATAATTTTGTCTTAGAATGAAACTGAGTGAGAGGTATACCATCTCTTACTTTCCCTTTAACATCCTCTAGATACTTCTGTATGAAAGTTATTTCTTTTGTAGAAAACTGAATAACACAGTCCCACTCTTCTGCTTTCCACCTCTCCTTTACTTTCTCTGTTATTATCAACAATCTTCTCTCTTCTTCCAATTTACATTTACTTACGTCCACCGCATTCAATAAGTACAAAAGAGAGGAGATATCATTTCTACCAAACTGTGGGCTATCTTTATCGTCTACATACTTACCCTCTTTCTCCACCCTCTCATAAATAATTCCATCGTCTTTATCTCTTAAATAAGAACTAATAAAATTCAGTTCTACTACAACGGCCTTACTTTCTCCCTCATTCTCCCCTTTTACAGCCTTGATCTTCTTTTCCATCTCTTACTTCTCCTTTGGTTAAGGATTCTGAAATAAATTCACCTTCTTACTGCTTTTAAAACCACCTTCTTAGCTTCTACATCCATAGCCAGAATCTCTGCTTCTGCGGCTGCCTTCTCCTTTGTCTTCTGTGCTATCACATTATCACACTCGATAATCATCCTCTTTAAAGCTCCCTTAGAAGAAATACTCACCTGTGTGACTGGCTCTCCTACTTCTATCTGTACTTCATCCTCACTTTCTACTTCATTATCCTTTGTTACCCTTGTATACACCTTTGACATCTCTCTTCTCCTTCTATAAATTAGACCGCTCTAACTCTTCTATCCTGCTCTGCAATCCCTTAATCATCGCAGTCTGTTCTTGCATCCCTCTTACCAAAGGCATTACCATCATCTCGAAACTGACGGCTTCTCTACCATCAGGCATTCTGTCCCAACCTGCGAAAGTATCACAGTCAGCTTTATCCAAGGCTTCTCTCACTTCTTGTGCTATAAATCCATGAATAGTATTATCAGTTGCTTCTGTTATCAATGGATTATAACTATTCCATTCTTGTGGAAATTCTGACGGGGGCCTATGCTTGTACGTCACTGTTCTTAAATTATTTATAAAATCTAATCCTAGAACATCATCTACGATATCTCTCTTCTGTCTACGGTCTGATGAGTGTGTCCAAGTAGACGCTGAATTATAGTCTGCATATATATGAGAAGTGGCATTACCTATATGTACTCTTGTATCGGCTGTCCCTACTAAAGAATCCCCTATCACAATCTGACTCGCTGCTGCTACAGCGTCCACATCGGAATCCTTTCCAATACATATATTATTACTCCCTGTTGTCTCTGTATTTCCTGCTGCTGATCCTAAAAATACATTACTACTTCCTGTAGTAATGGCTAGCCCTGCATTGTACCCCATAAAGGTGTTATCAGAATGAGAATTAGTTGAAACTCCATACCCTGCACTATCCCCCACCATTGTGTTTCTTGCCCCTGTAACATTAAAATAGCCGGCTTGATAGCCAAGGGAAGTGTTATTTGCTCCCGACGTTCCACTAAATGCCGCCTTATACCCTAATGCTGTTCCATATACTGTATTCTTATCTCCTGCGTTAGTTCCTATAAGAACACTACCCACTACCGTTACTAAATACTGACCTGCGAAAGAACCCATTATTACACAATTAGTTAACGCCGATCCTCTTAAAGCAACGTTCGTACCTATAAGAACGTTAGCGTGGGTTGCACTAAGAACACTAGCTGCATTATATCCTAGAACTACATTAGTAGTTCCTGTAGTAATCCCATCTCCTGCCAAAGAGCCCAGGAGAACATTGAAGCTGCCTGTCGTTATTAAGAAACCCGCATGATAACCTAGGAACACATTATCAGAGTATGAGTTAGCTGCCACACCAGTTCCAGCCTGGGCACCTACTATAGTATTATTCCCACCCGTTACATTCTCCGCACCCGCGCTCCAACCTACACAAGTATTGTGGGTTGGCGTTGTTTGATCTTTACCAGCATTCCTACCTATCAAAGTGTTATAACTTCCTGTAGCTGCAAATCCTGCATCCGCTCCCACAAATGTGCCGTCGATACCCGTAACCATCGCTGTTCCTGCTCTATACCCTACCATAACATGGCTAGTTCCAGTAGTAACAGCTGTTCCTGCATTATCTCCAAGAGCCGTATTTAATGCTCCTCCACCTAATAAACTATCTAACGCTGTTGAACCTAATCCTACATTATTAGCTCCACCCCCCGTTGTAGCATCACTCAAATCATCTATTGCAGATGCCCCACCGGCTGCTACCTTCCATAAAGCATTGCCAGTTCCCGTATCTTTCGTAAGAACATATTCATTAGTTCCTCCACTAACCTGAGATAAAGCATCCATTGCTGCCTGAGCTGTTGTATTTCCCGTTCCTCCCTGTAATATAGCCAAAGGTGTCTCCAACGTCAACGCTTGCATATGCATTGATTGAAGTATCCATCTCTTTGTTCCTGGATTAGTATCTGGAGAAATAACTGTTGGTGAGCTCTCCCCTGCCCCTGAGTCATCATCTAACCAATAAGGATAGAAGGTATTGGCAGTATTTACCAAAGCAAAATCAAGGTCATTAAGATTATCCCCATCAATCTCCGACCTATCTAACGCTCCCGACCCTCCTCCAAGTAATACTGTTGCTCCATAAGCTTTTGTCATGGCTGTTCCTTTTTAAATATTCTGTCTCGGTTCTATTGGCTTACAAGATAATATATACCAAGATTTTTCCGGAAACCTTTTCATCGGTATCAAAATTATCCCGTCTTCTGTTTTAACTAAAATATGTTTTCTGCAAAAATAAACAATTTGCCCATTTTCATGTCCTGTTGAATTTCCTATTCGAACCCAAGACATTTTCCCGATATTTCGATTGCCTTTAAAATTCTGATACGCGACCTCATTAATAATTACGTTCCTAAGATATACCACAATAAACGCAACAACCAAAAGCTGAAACAATGTGAACAATAGATCAAATTGTAATCCGCCTTCAACTAATTGCTTTATTGAACTGGCTATATCCATGATTATTTAACAATATTGCCATCCCTATCATATACTTTTATAATAGCGGTTGGCGTGTTCTTGCCGTTTCCCAATGACTCAATGCCCAAACTATTACATCCGCCTATAATTACAGGGAAAACAATTGCAATGCAAAAGACTATCAAAAACCATTTTTTAGGGCCCACGATATCTCCTTTTTATTTAAACATAAATTAGATCACTAAAGGCACCGTTCTTATGCCCCATTATATTGTCTTTGGCAAAATCGGCTGGTGTATATTCATTAGACGGATATCCCCCTTGTTCGTCGTGTTCTTTTAACACGCCCATTCTTTGCAAAGCTTCAGCGACTAACTCGCTACAGAAAATGCTTGATAAATCTTCTTCATTATCGCCGAATATGCCATCATAAGCAGATTTCATCAACTCTATCTTGCTTTGTTCATAGTCACGGCCTTTAATTTCTTTTCTTAAACCAATAAGGGCTTGTCTGATTGTAGATGTCATCTCAACATCAAGCAATCGTCTGAAAGCAACACGGCCTGACGGATAATCTCTTATTCTTGCGGATAGAGGCCTTATTGCAACTCCCTGCCTTTGGTTCCTGCTTTCCACGTCTTTGACTTTACTCAATGTCGTGCTTTCCCATAATAGCAACATGTCCCACTCTTCATCCTTTATCACCATACCGACATGACTCCATGGAGATCTGGAAGCAAACTGGATACCCATGCTTATAAGTCCAGTTCCGGAAAACAAAACAATATCACCTGTCCTTAGTTCGTCCCTCATCCAGTCATACTGGACTATTTCTTTATCTTTTTCCACGGACAATCCCTCCTGATAGTGGCTTCAATTCTAATATCATTTCTTTTATCTCGGCCTTTGTTATTCCATTATCTTTTTTATACCAAAAAAAGAATCCAGAAAACGTCGTAATACCAACAAGCATGCAACTTATTAATGCTATAATAAAAGCTTTTTTGTCTCTGGCTTTTTCATCCAATCGTTTTGTTTCTGCAATTATCTCTTTTTTCGCCTTTTCTTCACCAACCGACTCGGCAATAATGATATCTAATTTTGTTTTTATCTCTTGCCCCTGTACTGAAATATCATTTATATGCCCATTTTGCTTCTTGTTATAAGCCTTCATTAATGCCATGTCGTCGTCATGTGGGCATTTATAAGCTTCTAATTTTTCAAATATTTTTTGTATTGTCTCGTGAGTGCTTCTTTCATGTTGTGTTAATCTGCTGTCGATTGCAATTGCTTTTTCATCGATTAGTTGCACGGCTTTATAAGTATCTTCAATAAGCCCACGACTCTTTTCTTTTGTCTCTTTTTCTTTATTTTGCCAAAAACGAAGCATTACCATAGTTATACCTTCACTATTGGAGTTCCACCAAATCCAACGCCACGAACCGCACTTTGCTTTCCCGTTGTTCTTAAATCCGCCTCTTCGTCCGCAAGGCTTGACACCGTTGGCGGCGTTTTATTAGCTTCAAATGTTGTTATCGGCACTGTGTGAGTACGGCAATTATGGTGTGCCGGGAAAGTTGGTGCATCAGTCTTTTTAAATACCTTTCCATCAAGGCCAGCACAATAATCAGTAGTCCTCGAATCTAAAATAGCCGACACCTGTACAAATGGAATAAAGTCCGCAATCTCCGGATCTTTATAATACATTTCCCGTCCCCTGTTCTGAGCCGTATTAACGTTGTTCCTGACGATTGTATTAAGCCTGTTTGGGGTTGTCAGATTAGCACTTATAGATCCTTTATCGATATACCTATCAAATAGATTCTCAAGATTCACTGTCGCAGTCTTGGCATCGCCAGTTGCAATAGCATCAAATAATATCATTTTTGATTGATTAAGAATATGAGTTGATTCAATGCCACTAATAGCAAAAGCAGTGTCCTCATAATATGCCATCTCTTTAGTGGTACCGAGTACCAATTCAGTCCTAGATCCATCTTCTTGGACTTTCCGGACAATTCTCTTTGTTCTCATAAATTCCAGGGCCTGTGCCGTTGGCATAGGCATCCACGGGTCAAATTCCGGAGCACTGGCATATTCAATTATATGCGCAAAGGCAACGGCCTTTGGTATTTTCTTTTTCTCCAGTTGCAAAGGGACTTCACCGTTTATTAACACCTGTGATTCTCTGAATTTATTATCAAGGTCAATCTTTACCATCCAATTCCGTAATATATTCTTGAAGTCACCAACATTTCTTAATGTCATTTTATTGATGGCCTTATTATCGTTATTCTTTAATATACTTTCTGATTGTTTTATGATTTGAGAACGCCACTTAAGAACAACATCCAATAAATCTTCTGTCAAATGCTCTTCATACGATTGTGTCTGCTTATCGAGATCAGGGAAATCAACCTTGACTTCGTAGACCGTTGGCTCTCTGGTTAGTTCAAAATCAAGATGCATGGCTTTGGCCTTCTCAATGTCTTTTGCTGTGGCACTCGGCACATTACCAGAGATCTTCCTGCCTTCTCGTTCTCGCCTTTCTTCTTCTTCTTTTTTAAGTGCATCCTGAACCTGTTTATCTGCGAGGGTTTTATCTGCCGCTTCTTTATCCTTTATTTCCTGTGGTTTGTCCGGAATATTTGTATAATCCCTCACCCACTCCTCGTTAGGATTTACAATACCAGCTTTCACAAGTATGTCTATTATTTTAGCCTTTACTTCTACGTTATCCTCGTGGATTGATTCGAATTTAAACTTCGGCTTCAAATCGTTATCAACAATTCCATAATTGAATAATATAAGCTGCTCAATTATCTGATCATCTACAACGGCATTCTCTATATCGTCGCCCATTTCATCAAGTACCAATACAAACAATGCAAATCGTTCTCTTGACAGAGCATAGCTTCCACCTCCAGAACCACCTTGTGCCGCCATATCAGGCATTAATAACGCCCTGGCCATCATTACATCATACTTATCTATTGCCGCAATGTAGCCACCTTCCCCTTTGCGCTTTGCTTCTAATAATTCAAGCGTCACTCCCTCTGGCACCCTGAATCCTGCTTTAGACTGATAATTTTTTAGCAAATTATCGATAACATTCATAAGGTTCTTGTCTTTGGCATGTTTGTCCTCATATTTAGCCGCAAGGGTTGGCATCCCAAAGCGTTCTAAATATATATTCATAAACTTGAGAACAAAGTTTTTTGACCACCATGGCTTATATGCTTCTCTGAGATCAGACTGGCCGTATGGATTCCCAAATTCTTTATTTGCAGAATATAATATAAATTTATGTAAAGGATATGGGTTCGCATGTGTGCCTAAATCGCCATCAATATCTTGATTTACATTATCCCGGATTATTCCGGTTACGTTTCTGAATTTATCTATTTGGAATCTATAATCGAACGGTTCTTTAGTTTTGATATTACGCAAACCAATCTTGCCGGCCCACCTACCAGTAGCTATAATCTCGAATATCTTTTCACTCAGAGAATAACCGTAGTCACGAGCCGTCATGATATCCGCCAGCTTGACCTTGAAAGTTTCCTTAATATTAAGAAGATTGTAATCTACAAATTCAGCCATTTCAACGCTGAGTGCATTGTCTGGATCGCCTGCCTTAATCTCATAATCGGTGCTAAGACGTGCTTTAATCTTGGTTTGTTGTATAGATTTGATTTGTGAGTCTTTGCGCATTTCCGAATACGTGTGAAGGCCTTTTTTCTGGACTAAATCATCTGGGTTGTATTCGTCAAATCCCCAAGCCCTAAATATACGGCTTGATGCGGTGACAATCTCTTTTGTTATGTGCCTTGTGGAAGTCTCTTGGTCTTTGGGTACGGTGTTCTCTGGAATGTGTGAGTATTCACTATATGGATCTATTATATACAACGCTTCACCCTCAATTTGTTATAAACTGAATATGTCACTGTTATCTTCTTCTGGTGTAAACTCCCTGCCATTACTTTCTATGTCATAGTCCTTACTATCAAGGATTATATAATTACCAAGTAACATCTGTGCTACCTTTGCATATACTGCTGAATGGAAATAATGATCAGGCTTAGATCCCTCAGACCAATCAAACCTTACCCTGCCATGGTTACCCCTTACCATTAAGCGCTTTGGGGCTTGCATATGAGCATAAAACTCACCTTTTTCAATATCGTGTGCTTCTTGTGGCAGAAAAACCTTGCTGCTTTTGTAGTCCTCCACCATTTCATCAATCACCCATGTTCTATGAGCCCTGACCTGTTTTAATTCTTTATCTTCTTTGTATATTTCTTTTGGCTGTTCTTCTGTACTATAATAACAACCCCATATCACAAAGTCACTTTTTTCACACAATTTACTTGATAGTTTTGTCTCAGGCATCATATCAACAATGCCTTGCCTCACCCTGTAAGCCTCAATCAAATGGTTTATTTCCGCAAAGCTCCGGTCATCAGCCACAAGTAATTTGTTTATATATACTAATTCGCGTTTTTCCTCTCTTAATCTCCATATAGTCACGTGAAAATACTTGCCAACGTCAATTCCCATAACACAGCAGTCGTTATAATCGGTGTGTGTACTTGTTAAAGTATAACTTTGTTTGCAATTGTCAAGTATTTTCTTTGAAATGCTTGCGCCTTCTGGCGAGTAAGTAAGGCCTAAATCATTGTTAAGAAAGTGCTGTTTTTCAAGTTCGCTCTTTTTTGATTTGATATATTTATCATACAGAATTGCTGGAGTTTTCTTGGGATGGCATAGCGCCGGTATCATATATCCGGAAATGTCGCTTTCCTCCCTGGCGACATATTCTCCCATGGCGAACCGGTTCATTACCTTTCTACAATCGGCTTTTATACAATGCAACTGTATGTCCTCGCTGATAGGCACCCACTCATCACTAACATATTCATCTTTTCTCAGGACATTACCAAAGAAGTCCAATATCTGTTGATGACCGCAATGTGGGCACTTAAGAAACCAATGCTTCTGGTCTGACAGGCTGAATTTTGCGTCTATGCCCTCATTCTCAAGAGTCGGGGTGCTGATATCTATTTTTATTGCATGGTTACTATGGTCAAGCGTGTTGTCGGCCAGTGACAAATATTCTTGGTCGCAATAATCTAATTCGTCTATGATTCGGATATCTGCAGGATGAGAAATCATCTCAGTCCTGGAATTTGAACCTACAAAGATTAGATTTGTGCCTTTCTTAAGAGTCTTCAACATCAAATTCCCTTCGTCAGACTTTCTCTTGAATGCTTTATAGCACCCGCCATCCAGCAACGGATCAACCCTCGTTTTTACATATGAATCTCTGAGCTTTTGTTTTGGAAGAACTGTAAATGACGTGAGTTTCCGGACAGATGCCTCAAACATATAAACGAAGATCCATTCAGAGGCACCAACTTGCCGAGGCTTCTTTACAACTATTTCTTGGCTATCGTCCTTATATAAATCTATAAGATAACCATGTTTCGTGAATTCGAGGCGATATCCTTTTGACGTGATATGCTTTTCAATTGCAAATTTAAGCCTGGGATGCTGCGTGGCATATATTTCGTTTTGCTTTGCGATCTTCGCAACATCAAACTTCAGGCTTAGACGTGCAATGTTAAATCTGTCTTCTGCTGTTTGCATACATGGGCATTATATCAGTTTCTTGCAATACTTTCTTTGTTTTAATTGTCACCAGTATTTATCGGCATATATTTATCATCATGCAAAAACGCATGGTTGCTTAACAGAAATCTTAATTATAAAAAGATTTGTTCGCATAAGTTGTACGAATATATAGTCTTGCAAAATTAAGAAAAACGTTAAGATTTTCGTTATGTTTTAATCGTTCAGCCAATTAACTAAAAGAGGGTCATAGGAGCAAACAATACCGTTTGCCTTTTGTGACCCTTTTTTTATTGGAGGAGGATTTAATATGAAGGAACCAAGCAGATTTTTTAATTTTCAGATGCCTTACAAAAGGTATGCAGAGCTGGAAGCAATAAGCAAGCAACACAATTGTTCAATAGCTGAGATTGTGCGTCAAGCTATAACCTTGTTTTTTGATAAGCTCAATAATTCCAAGGGGAGTACCACAAAAT